GATGCCGCCGCTGCGTAACCTAGTGTATCGGAGAGACTTACGTAATGGAGGAAATTGCTTGGTGGAACGTAGTAATCTACCCCGAGGACAAAGGAAGAAGAAAAACCAAGATTCACGAGTTGTGTGCCGCCGCTCCCGATCAGCTGGTCGTTTATCCTAACTTCCACCTCGCCATTGACCGTAGCCACTAGACTAAATCTGGCTTCGGTAAGCCCCAGGAATGAGTTATCAACAGCAATCGTAGAGTCTAAAAGCGTAATGCCCGACCCTGTTCCGTACCTGTAACTACCGAACACGAACACGAACGACTCATATATCTGAAGTACAAGTGCGCTGTTTTTTATCCTGAGAACGACATACGTGTAATGCCTGTCATCACCGGAAGCCGTGAAACCACCAGTTCTTCGCGTGACCCGAACGCCCCAGTAGAAGTTTGTTTTTGCGCCATCATTGGAAACGTCAAAACAATTACCTGACCCAGAGTTAACTATGCCTACAACTTGGGTGTTGTTCTGATTGGTGGCAGATCCAGAACCGCTAATCTTGCTTTCGAACGTGTCGGTGTAACTTGGATAGTTAGTACCAGTCCATGACGCCGACAGCACAAGCGGGACGCAGGTTGGCGTTACGTTAGGTGACAGCGCACGGCCATTGCCCGTCCGCGTAAAAGTCCCAGTGGACGTCGCCGTGTATTCCCCCAAAGCACCTAATGAGGATCTAAGCGGGGTGTAAGTGGGGTAATTCGTACCGTTTGGGCCGTACAAAAATTCGACCCCACTTCGGTAGTAACCCTCTATCAGTTTGACAGTTATGCCTTGGAAAAAAAATGATGCCCCCGTAACGCTCCAACCGCTTCCAACCGTTGGTGCGTAACGGGTTAATGCGAAGTAATAGTTGTTTCCTGCGGTAGCTTGAAACCCAAGATACGCTTCGCCAGTACCGGAACTGGTAGGGTCATACTGCTGAGCTACGACAGTTCCAGTTGCGCTGAAGACAGTTACAACAAGCCTCGTCGTCTGGAACTCGTTGAACGGAGACGTCAGAAATACTTTGTATCCGCTTTGGTTGGACGGACACTTCCACACAAACCACTTCACCGTAGCTGTGCCATCTGGCACAACTACGGATTGCGGTAGCGTCTCGGCTAATACGGTCGACGACGGCGCTGGCATCGCGAATTACAGGGTTGGCAACGCGACGCTGTAATAGTCAATCGTCTGTACTGCGTTGGCAGTCAAGCCGGTGGAGCTAAAGTTAAGTTCGGCACCAGCGGTAGAAATCAAACCCTGCATGCGAGCCTCGGTCGTGCTGGTCACGCCCGTGTCGCTGGCCGTAACGTGCCGGAAGAACGTGGCAATCCCAGTAGCAGCGTTGGTGCCCTTCCAGGTTTCGGTTGCCAGCTTAGACAAAACGCCGCCTGAAGCAGTCGTCTCGAAGTTGACGCCGACTCCGGTGTCGTTGATGGTGATCGTGCAGAGCAGATTGCCGGAAGTCACAGCGTCATCCGCAGTCGCAGGGACAGTGCCGGAATAAATCCTGACGAAGCCAGCGGCAAAAATTGTCCTGAGCGAGCCAGTGACCAGCAGCTTGTCGCGAAGGCCGGTTGAGGTTTTAAGTGCCATGGAAAATCTCCTGATCGGTTAAGCAGAGACAAAGACAAGACCAGCCGTCACGCGCAACGTGCTGCCGGTAGCAAAGGTTTTGGGCGATGAAAAACGCACGATGGATGCAATAGACCCAGTAGTTGCGCCCTTGCCAGACGAAGACATGATTGCCCCGCCGTACAAAGTCGTTGTCGCCGTCGATACAAATTCAGCCTTTGCAGCCGAGTTGTCTATCGCACCAGCTGATGCTGCGCTAGGCGTAAAGGCTGGCCGAAGCGCTGGCGTGTACGTGATGCACTCACCTGCGGTTGACGCAAATGCCGCCGCCGTGATTGCAGGGGTCGGCGTGTAGTCGTTCGCATACACCGCGATGTACCAAGTGCTGCTTGGCGCTCCACCACGGAAGCTGGTTTCGAGCATGTAGTTGAGCCCTTGCGTGGGCATCAAATTCATGTCCGACCACTTCTCAACAAGCTGTCCGTCTTTGTCGAACAGTTCCCAGTCGTATCGGAAGCCGGATTTAAGTTCGCTATGAATACTCATGAATAACTCCGTTAAATAATTTCGGCATCCATGTAGCTGCTTGCCGATGCCAACTGATAAGTTGTTGGCGGGAACAAAGACGCGACTGCTTGTTTCACGCCGTTTGTGTCGCGGAGCAACGTCGCGCCGCTACTCGCGGTAGAAACTGCAACGTGCTCTTCTTGAATGTTTTGAACGGTGCCGCCTGGACCAGCGGAAATCATTCCTCTGACCGACATCCAATGGCATGCCGTCCTGTCTGCCCTCGATACGCTGGTACCTTTGATGGCACCGTACGGGAGAACAGTTAAGAGGTTCGCTTTGGTGAAATCACCGCTGAGCCAATACGTGCTGTCGGCAACGACATACAGTCCGGCTTGCTCGCCTTGAATTGGCTCGACCACAGTTATCTCTGTGGGGAACTGAAAGAATCCAAGTTCTGCTTTGTAGATGCCAGGAGCAAACGGCTCACTGAAAAACAAAATGTTGCTGTTAGCTACGATCAAGCGCCCGTTGAATGAGCGGACGATGCTTCCAGCTGGCATGGGTTGCATGCCGTACGTAAGACACGCCCTGCCTTCGGGCTGGTATCCAACGACGATGTCAGCGCCGGTAAATACGCCAACGAAGAACGGGACGGTCCCGCCTTCGTCGGTAACGTATGCAGCTACTTGATTTGCGCCGCTCAGCGAGAAGCTAAGACGAATCACCCAGCCGTCTGGCACATCGATCTGGATTGGGTGCGACGGTGCAGACTCCCTGCCCTGGCCATCTATCGCGGTGAACACGACTGCGTACAGCCCTGTTCTCAAAGCTCCGTCTGCAGCCGAAGATGCAGGAACCACCGAAATAGTCGGCATGGCTGACGGCAACAAGGGTGTGACTGGTGCTGACGATCCACCAACAAACCGCTGTAGTTGGTAGCCGTCTGTCCAGTACACGCCGCCTTCGGGAGCGTCGGTGTAAGAGATCCGGCTGCTGCGCTGGACCGAAGTAACTGGTGTGGAAGTCAGACCACCCGTCGTGTCGGTGATTGAGTACAGCTGGATGCCGTTGACGTAGAACGATCCGTTTTGACTTGACCACAGCGAGTGAACGTCCGAGCCAGTAAGGCCCGTGATCGTGCTGCCCCGTCTACGCTTCACAGACCCCGTGGCTGTGACGTCGACATTGGACGCATCACGCAAAAAGTAACCCTTGTCGCTGCGGAGCTTGTAGTCCGGCGCACGGTTGTCCATGCCGAGCGCAAAACTCTGCATGGATGTGATTTTTGGCGTTGCAGTCATTAGATTACATCGACATTCTATCTTCGATCTTCGATTAAAAGGTGCGCCACTAGAAAACGTAAAGGGCCGTTCTAGTGGCGCTGCAGGGGTTGGATACGGTGCTCACCGATCCGCAGCGACACCCGCTGCTGGTCAATACTGCGAATAAATTTAAAGCAGAGCCGCTTCTGCCGCTCTTCGCCTTGTCAAACCTTTCATTACTCGCCCTCTAGCCTTATTCCATTTAACAATTTCTTCTTTGGCCCCATGCCAATCACCCGTGTTAACACGTTTTCTCAGCGTGCTGATCCGGTAGTTGCCAGTGCCGCAGTTGTATACAAACGAAATAATTGCTGCGTAACGACGGTCGGGTTCTTTCAACAGCCTTGGCGATAGCGCAGCAACAGCCATTGCGAATGCAGAAACTTCATGCGCTAACCTCGCAGCGGCGGTGTCTCGGCTCCACGTTGTGCCAGGGCGTACGTCTTTACCAGTAGATCCCCAGCCAATCGTCCAAGGCTCGTTGCCGCTGCCAGGATCAGGGTATGCCGTGCAGCTGCCATCTGGCTGCGCTCGGGCGTAACCCTCAAACGGCTTGATCAGCACCTCGCTGGCAAGCTGGACTGCGGGGGCTTGCATGGGTCAGCACTTCCAAGCCCGTAAGCTTTTGTTGATGCGAGAGTCGGGATCGTTGGCCGTCTTGGCGCTGGTCAGCTTCTTCTTCATGCCTTCCATGCGAGCGCAGAAGGAGTCGCGACGCGGCCCACCTTCGGGCTGCGGGGCTCTCAACTGACTGCCAGGATTTGCCTTGTTGTAACTAGCGCGGCCTTTGGCGTTCAACCCTCCATTCGGGTTTTTGCCTTCGCTGCGAGTCCATGCGGGTGACTTAGCCATCACGTAGTCCTTTGCTCGTATTTCTCTATCGAACGCCCAACAAACCAGAAGGTCAAAATCATGTTCAGCATCGCAAAGTCGTCAGCCGTCCAGTTGGCTTTGAGCACGCCATCCCATGGGGCTCCTGTCTGTATTGCGTAAGCAATTGACGATGTCTTTATACCGATGTATAGCCCAAACAAGGTATAAGTGACTCCAGGCCGTACCAACGCAGAAATTGCTGCGACCCAGCGATAGCTGTCTTTTGCCGTGCTGGCTTGTTCTTTGAACGCCTCTTGAATGGCTTGCAGCTGAGCCGTGCTGTGCTCGACGTACTTGTTTTCCAGCGCGATAGAGCCTTTGACTTTCTCCAAGTCGGTCTGCAGCTGGAACATTTTCAGTTCGTGCGACCTCTCGTCTTTTCTGTCTACCCACTTCAATACTTCGGGGGCCAGACGAAAAATGCCGCCAAAAATACTGCCAAGTAGTCCGCCGCCAAGTAGATCCAACATGGTTACTTCCCGCCCTTCAATTGAAGCAAGACACCCAAGCAAAGTGCGCCTAGGACCAACATCGTTACGGCTTGCGTGATGGTGTGAAACATCGTCTTTTTGGTGCCGCGCCAAGCATCAAGCAATCCACGTAACTCCTGCACATCCTTGACTGCGTTCTCGTCATGGAGCCCGATAGATTCAAGAGCTTCGCGAGCGCCACGTTTAGCTGCACGCTCAAGCAAAGCCTCTAGTTGTGCGGCGTTGAGTTCAAGCTGGGTAGATAGGGCCATGTCAAACCTCTTTTACAGAGACTGTGAAGTCGGCTTCTTTGACCAACCCCAAAGCGGTAGTGAGTCTCACCGTTATCTTGTATTTGATGCCGGTTGTTCCGCCGCCCAAAGTGACTTTCACGACGTTGTCGATACGGGATGTCGAAACAACCGTTATGCCGGTTTGCGCGACCACCACATACGAAACGGGGGAATCTGTCCTGTTGCTGAACCAGTCCGTGTAATCGACGTCGTAGTCGAGAATTTCGGCTGGTTGTTTCGAGAACTTGCCAAGGATGGCGGTCATGTAGTTACCCCTAACTCGTCTAAAGCCACCTTCATATTGTAGGCCTCAAGTGGGACAATCGTAGTTAGATCTTCGACTACTACGGACATAGACGTAGCATCAGCTTGGACAAGGATCAGGCTTGCTGATGGGTACAGCCGGTTGGAAATAGCCCCGATCACCGTCGACTCAACCCGTGGCGTAGCCGCTAGTTGAATCAGAGTCGTCAGCGCACCCGAAGCGTTGCAAACACTTGTAGCTGTTGCTGACAGGCGAACCTGAGTCGTCAAACCAGCGGTTGCGGTTGACGCGCAAGAAACTTGCGCCGCAAATCCAATACGTGTCGTTAGGCTTGCTGACGCAGCCGACGTTGCAGCAGCATCTGCAAATATCGGCTTGATGAACACCGCAGAAGCGGACGCAGAACTCGACGCAGAACCAGCCCACGGCGATATGTCACCGACTTCGAGCCAGGACACAACAACGCGGCTTGGCGGTGTCGTGACAGTCAAGTCGGCTGTGGTTACAGACTGCGCTGATACATCGGATGCGAACCTGACCTGGGTAGACAACGCCGCAGACGCAGCCGACTGAGCGCTGGCGTTTGCATATACGCTTTGGTTTGCGGTCAGATCAGCCGTGACCGAAACAAGGCTGTTGGCCGCTGCTGCCAGCCTGATCGACGTTGTTATGTCCGCAGACGCAGATGTCGATGCCCCAGAGCTACCGACTAAAACAACTCCGGTGTTCAGCGTGGCAAGGACGTTGTTCGTTTGCGCCGTGGCCGAAGACGAAAGCAAAACAGCTGTATCAAGCGAAGCCGTCGCCGCCGGTTCAACGACTACAGCCCCGATGAACAGAATCGCTGTCGTTAGCGAAGAAGCGCTTGTCGTCTCAGCAGCAACTGAACTAGAGAAATTCTGCCCAGTCTGCAAATCAGCACTAGCGGTAGCACTCGACAGGGCTTCTGCCGCGAAACGAACTGCTATTGCCAGCGACGATGTCGCTGTCGTCAGAGCAGCAACAGATGCCGCCAGGACGACGCCTGTGTTCAACGTCGCTAGGACGTTATTCGTCTGCGCTGTAGCCGACGACTCAAGCGAGATCGAAGTAGTCAGCGAAGACGCCGTCGTCGAAACTGCAGCAACCGATCCGGCCAACTGCACTGCTGTTGTCAACGAAGCTGATGCCGCAGACACAGCGGCGGTAGAAGCTAAGAACAATGTTTCTACATCCAACGACGACGTCGCCGTCGTCTCGGCGGCTATGGAACCAGCCAATTGAATGGCTATCGTTAGCAAAGACGTAGCTGTTGTTTCGGCAGCTACTGATCCGGCCAACTGAACGGCTGTTGTCAGAGCCGACGAAGCCGTTGCTGTTGCAGCAGCGGATGCGGTAAGAACAACGCCTGTGTTGAGCGTCGCAAGGACGTTGTTGGTTTGAGCCGTAGCTGACGACGCAAGCTGAATAGCGGTCGTCAACGAAGACGTTGCCGTTGTCTGAGCAGCTACTGAACTGGTAAACCCTTCGCCCGTTGTCAGCGCAGACGTAGAAGACGTGAGAGCAGCTACTGACCCAGCCAGTTGAATGGCCGTCGTAAGTTCCGACGCGATGCTTGACGCGGCAGCAGCCGAACCGAACAAGCGAATGTCTGTGGACAACGCCGCCGTAGCCGTCGATAGGACTGCGACCGACGCAAAAAACCTTTGCCCATCTAGCAGATCGGCGGTGGCGCTTGCGTTCGCAGCAACCGACGCAGCAACCGTGATTGCCGTCGTTAAGGAAGCAGAAGCCGACGACACGGCAGCGACTGAGGCTGCAAAAAAGACTCCGGTACTTAGCGCCGCCGTTGTTGTCGACACAGCAGATGCCAAACCAGCCAACTGAATGTCTGTCGACAAGAAAGCCGAGCCTGTAGTCC